TTTATTATTATTTTTTTTATCCATTTATAAATACCTTTATGTATATTTTACTTGACTTCAAAGAGTTTGTCAAGCTTTTCTCCGATTTTATCTATTCTATCCATGAGGATTCCCATGTCATCTCTAACTTCATTTTTAGTTACGTAGTCTTTTGCAATCTCTTCACGAGTCTTGTTTAAAAGTATGTCAAGTCGTTTAGACTCTTCTGTGTTTTGTCTAATGCTATAAAGCACTGGTGCTAACACCAAAGTTATAAAGATATTCCAAAATAAATAAGGTGTTAGTTCCATGATGTGTTTTATCCTATAGTTTTAGTAACGGATGTTGGTGTGATAAGTAATGCTATTTGAGCATCTAATCCAGACTTTAAAGCTGTAATAGCTTCTTCACCCATAGCAGCTTCTACCCAACCTTGTACGTCTGAAGCAGATAAATCTGCAAAGCTTGTAAAGCTTGACAAGTCTGAAGTATCTACAGATTGTGTTCCGTATGATGTAGCAGTCCAGTTGTTGCCATTAGCATCCTGATTAGCATCGTCTTCTGCTGTTAATCTCCAATGCACGTTATAAACAACGTCTGCATTACTATCTAGTGTTGGGTAAGTATCAACTGTTGACACGTTCCAAGTATATCCTATTGCCATAATTATTCTCCTTTAAGTAAGTTAATTTCAGATTGTAAGGCTTCAATCTGTGTTTGTTGTTCTTGTATAGCTTTGGTTAAAAGAGGTACAAGTTTGCTTTGGTCTATGCCTTGATAATCAGGTACTTCTCTTGTTCCCATCTCAGCTTCAGTAACAACATTACCATCATCATCTAATACTGCTGGAGTTACTTCGTATTCCTCTTCTTTAATTGCATCCTTTTCACCAGTAACAGCTTCAGGCACTATCTCTTGTACTTCGTGAGCTAAGAAACCATCTACTGTATTATCTGCATTAGCTATAAAGTTAAATCTAGCTGGTTTTAATTGTGCAACTCTATCAAGAGCATTAAACTCATAGTCTACATTTTCTTTTAATCTATAGTCTGAAGATGTGTTGTAAGCTGTAGATGAAGCTGTTACAGAAATATTACCAACTGCTGTATTACCAGTTCTGAAAAAATCTACAATTTGCCCATCATCACCAGTTTTATAAATCCTTAAAATTCCTGCTGTTGATGAACCACTTCTTCCTTGAATAGAAACACAACCTGAACCGATTGTTGGAGCGAGTCCATCAGATGAACGAGTTTGTAAAGTTCCATCAGAAGCTATTCTCATGCGTTCTGCACCAGCAGTATCATCATATATAGCTAACTCACCAGCACCACTAACAAAGTTAGAACCTATTCTATAAGCTCTGCCATTAGTAGCTCCATTTCTTAGAGCTATATATGTACCGTTAGATGAAGTGCTTTCTACACGTAGATTACCTTCAACATCTAATTTTTCGTCAGGATTAGTAACTCCAATTCCAACATTGCCTGATGCTGTAAGTCTCATTCTTTCTGTTAAAGCTGTAGAAGAGACACTTGCCCTAGTAGAGAAACATAAATCTCCTATTGTATTAGTAGAACCATCTTGAACATGACCTTTTATAGCTGCAAAAGGTGTTTTATTTCCAAAGGTAGTACCAAAAGCTACAGCACCACCACTACCTGCTGCGTTTGCAGTAGCTCTTAAATATAAAGTAGCTCCATGATTTCCTGAGTCTGTAAGGTTTGCTGTATCTTGGTCAAGACCTTCAATATATGTTTTATAAGAATTTGTAAATGTAATTGTTCCAATCCCAACATTGCCTGAAGAATCTATAACAGCACCACTACCAGCACTGCCATAGAAACCAATCTTGTTTCCTGAATCTACAATAGCAATACTTCCAACATCACCAGCTCCACCTGCTCTTTTAAAAGTAACTACGTTGCCATCGTTAGTTCTGTTAAATACTGCTGCTGCTATACCATCACCTTGTGCTTGTAGTTTTGCACTAGCTGTACCAAAATGTGATGTTGTCCCTACTAATAATCTGCCTGATGAGTCTATTCTCATGCGTTCTGAGCCACCAGTACTAAAACCTATTGTGTTAGCTGTTGGTCTAAAGAAACCAGTATCACCATCATTTCCGGGCTGTATAGAAGGAGCAGACTCAGAACCATCTCCTGTAGCCCTTAAAACAGATGAAAAATGTATACTACCGCCGACATCTAAAGTAGTAGCTGGAGAAGTTTTATTTATACCAACTCGGTCATTTGTAGAATCTGTAACAATAACATCAGTATCTATTAATAAATCTGTTGCTGTTACTGTACCTGTTACGTCTACACCTGTTGAGGTTGTGGCTAGTTTTGCAAATCCAGCGTGATGAATAGTTGTTGCACCACCATCAATACCTGCAAGATAAGATAATGTTCCTGCTGCGTTTTGAAGTTGTAATTGTGTACCTTGTATTTTTAAATTTCCAGTTCCTGAATCATTAATATATGAAGCAGAACCATCATGATAAATCTGTAAATCTGAACTTGCTCCAAAGACTGCTTTGTCGTTATCGCCAAAGTTAATATCACCTGTAGTTGTTAAACCTGTAAGCGTACCAACACTTGTAATATTAGGTTGTGCTGCTGTAGATAAAGTTGCTGCTAGATTCCCAAAAAATTGAGCAGTACCATCACTAAATAATGTAAAGTCTGTTTGCCCTTGTCTGCCTATTCTAAAATCATCTTGATTTACATCAAGTCTATAAAATTCATAAGTACTATCATAGTCTACTGCTGTATCTAATCGAATTTCTCCCCCTTCAGCATTTCCAGTAGCTCCACCACTAATTTCTATAATTGCAGCGTTATTATCTTCTGTTCCAACGACTAAATTTCCTGTAGATGTTAAGCCTGTAAGAGTACCAAGACTAGTAATGTTTGGTTGTGAAGCTGTTGCAAGTGTTCCTGTTATAACACCTGTAACATTAAGAGTAGAAGCCATATCTACAGCACCATCTATATCTACTACGTCTAGGTTAGTAGTTCCATCTACGTCTATATCACCTGAGATGTCTAGTGAAGCTACTACAGCAGTACCTGTAAGCGTAGGAGCAGTTAGTGATTTGTTTGTTAAAGTCTGTGAACCTGTAAGTGTTGCTACTGTATTATCAATTGCTAGAGTAACTGCATTACCTGTTGCAGAACTATCAAGACCTGTACCACCTGATACAGTTAATGTTTCACTATCTAAATCTATTGCAATAGTTCCACTGTCTGTTGTAATGTCTAAGTCTTCTGCAGTAATTTGTGTATCTACATAAGCTTTAATAGATTGTTGAGAAGCAATACCTGTAGCACTGTTAGATGCCATGTCATCTTCATCAAGGAAAGCTTTACCGTCAAGTATGTTTAACTCTGCTGCTGTAGAAGTTACTCCGTCTAATATGTTAAGTTCTGCAGTTGTAGCTGTAACTCCGTCTATAAGATTTAATTCTGTTGCAGTAGCTGTCACACCGTCTAAAATATTTAGTTCTGCGGCTGTACTTGTAACTGCTGTACCATTTATAGATAGTGCATCTGTTTCAAGTGTACCGTCTACATCTACATTACCTGATACGTCAAGTGAACCTGCATCAAGTTCTCCAGTAATGGTTATGTTTCTACCACCTGTAATGTCTTTATTAGCATCTGTAATAATTGCTTTACTTGCTATAACAGTTCCGTTAGTTATACCGTCTATAAGATTAATGTCTGCTGCACTCGCTGTAACGCCATCTAAGATGTTTAGTTCAGCAGTTGTGCTAGTTACTCCATCTAATAAATTTAATTCAGCAGCAGTGCTTGTAACGCCATCTAGGATGTTTAGTTCGTCTGTAGTTACTGTAGCACCATCTAGTATTTCTAGTTCTGCTTCAGTTATAGTAGCACTACCAATTACAAAGCTTGTACCAGTGATAGCTGTACCTGTAATTGTTGTACCTGTAATAGCTGCAGCACTTGAACCACCAATAACAGCACCATCAATAGTACCACCATTAATGTCTGCTGTATCAGCTACAAGACTATCAATGTTTGCAGTGCCATCTATGTAAAGGTTTCTCCACTCTTGTGTAGAGCTACCAAGGTCATAAGTGTCATCATCGTCTGGGATAATGTTTGAATCTACGTCAGCACCAAATACTACGTTATCAGTAGCTGCATCACCCATAGTGATTGTACCACCGTTAAAAGTTGTAGTACCTGTGACTGTTAGATTACCACCTACTGCTACGTTACCAGTTGTAGTAATTGAATCTATATAAGCATCTTTGAAGTATAATGAACTTGTCCCTAAATCAACATCACTATCTGTAACAGGTAATAATGCACCATCTTGTAATCTAATTTGTTCTATTGTATTAGTAGATACTTGTACAAAAAATCCCCATCTGTTATTTGTACTATCTACAACAATCTTATTAAGAAAATCTAAGTCTCCTATTTGAGGTATGTTACCACCTTCTCCTGCACTACCATCATGCCTATGTCCAGTTGTAGCTTCATTTGTAGCACTATAACTAAATGCATTTACTAATTGATTATACTCGTTATTAAAAAGTGCTGCAGTAATAGTATCCCCATCTGCAAAAGAACTTTGTCGTGTATATGTCTGTCCCATTTTATATTTCTCCTATTGCCTTCCTGCAGGTCTATAATTTATGTAAATACCGTTTATGGTATAAGGTGCTCGTGTATCTGAACTAAAAATTCTAAAAAAATTACTGTGTCCACTTCCGGTTAAAGCTTGTCTAACTAATGGTTGTTCAGAAGCTCCAAAAGCTTGTAAGTTAAATTTAGCAGTTCCAAAAAGTGCTGGTTCGGGTACTGCAGTTAATTCAATATCTGGTGGTTGTGGTGTTTCGTTACTATCGTAATCAAATCTAATTCTTAAAGTAGGTTGTGCTAATGCTTCAGGTCTTATAGATAATTTTATATAGTCTAAAGTTTTTAAAGTTCCTAAGTCCCCATAATCATAATCAGGAGATTGATACTCAGCACTTATTGCTGTTTCTACACCTTCTGAATTAAAAGTATTACCTACGTTATGATTATAAATATAACCATTTCTATCTCCGTGATAAAACTTTTCTTCTCCATCATAAGCAAATCCTGATGTTATTGCAGGTGCTTGTATTCCTAAAGTTTCTGACCATTCAAATCCATTTGGTTTTAATACACCTATTAAGCCTTTTGAAGTTGATGTAGAATCTGAAGTGTTACTATAAAACATTCTATATTGAGATTTGTTTCTAATAACAACACTACTAAATTCATATATTGCTCCACCTTGAACAATATCATTTATAATTGGTTGAATGTTTTGACTAATAGTTCCTAATTCAACGTCTCCAATTCTTGCTGTACCAGCTACTGTTCTAAATCCATCAGGTGCTAAAAATATTAAGTCACCTGCTATCTCTTGTATTGTTTGTCCATCTATACACCCTACGTTTTTTGTAATAGGTGTAACTTGTATAGTAGAACTATTATTTATATTTTCTAGTTTAAATAATGAGTTTCTACAAAAAATAAATAGTTCTTTACGAAAACTTTTTAATCCTACAATTTTATCTTCTAGGGTAATACTTCCTGCTCCAGTACCACTAAAGTTATCTATGTCTCCTGTATGACTGTAATAAATAGTTTGAGGTTCTGTAGGATTTCCAGCTACTACTAAATGGTTATCGTGTACTGTACAAAATTTAGCTGTTTTAGTATGGTCAAAAGTTATTTGTTTAGCAAAAAAAGTTCTTGTACTTAATCCACCTGTTCCTGTCATATAAAATAAAAATGGTTTGTTTGCACCACTTTTATCAGTTATAACTAATTCACCATAATCTGTAAGTC